AAACCAGCAAGTAAGTTAACTAATGCAGAATTAAAGAATCTTAATGAAAGACTTCAACTAGAAAAACAGTATAAGTTCTTAACAAAGAAAGAACTGTCACCTGGCAAAAAATTTATTGTAGATACTATAACCGACCTAGGTAAAAAAGAACTCAAGGATTTTGTTAACCAACAGCTTAAAGAAGTAAAAAATAAAACTGGAAAAAAAGTAGCAGAAGCAACTGCTGAAAAAACAGTAAGGGAAGGTATAAAAAAGGCGACTAAGGAATCTATGGAGAACTGGTTTAGAGAAGATTCAGGAAATATCACTAAATTATTAACCTAAGGAGGACACAATTAATGAAACAAACAGTCCTTCGGCATCATGCTATAGGGCCCCCAAACCTAAGGGGAGAAAAAATAATGAAAGGTGGTGATTGATTATGGACTCTCTTAGCAATAGATTAAAACATGCGTGGGATGCTTTTAAAGCAAAGGACGAAGCATTTGGTGATTATGCTTACCAAGATCTCGGTTTTAGCTATTCACAAAATCCAGCAAGGAATCGATTGTCAATGGGCAGTGAAAAATCGATCATATCCACCGTTACAAATAGAATTGCTATGGATGTAGCAAGTTTTGATTTTCAGCATGTTCGTACGGATCAAGATGGTCAGTATGTAGAGACAATCGATGATTCTTTTAACCAGTGTTTAACTGTTGAAGCTAATAAAGACCAAACCGGTCGAGCATTCATTCAGGATATTGTTATGAGTATGTTTGACGAAGGATGCGTTGCAATTGTTCCTGTAGAGACAAATATCAACCCTAATATTTCTAATGCATATAATGTTCTCGCTTTACGAACTGGAAAAATTGTAGATTGGTATCCAAATCATGTACGTGTTGAACTATATAATGATAATACAGGTATGAAAGAAAGAATTATTATGCCTAAAAGTTTAATTGGTATAATCGAAAATCCTTTATATGCAATAATGAATGAACCAAATTCAACACTTCAAAGATTAAAACGAAAATTAAGTCTTCTCGACATTACTGATGAAAAATCAAGTTCTGGAAAGTTAGATTTAATTATTCAATTACCTTATACTGTAAAATCAGAAACCAGGCAGCAACAAGCAGAAGAAAGAGTCGCTGCAATTTCACGACAGTTGCAAGGAAGTCAATATGGAATTGCATACTCTGATAGTACAGAAAAGGTTACTCAATTAAATCGCCCAATTGAAAATAGTCTCTTATCTCAAATCCAATATCTAACACTTATGTTTTATAATCAGCTTGGTATGTCAGAGGCTATTTTCAATGGAACAGCAACAGAACAGGTTCTTAGAAATTATTATGATAGAACAGTTGAACCATGCGTCACAGTGGTCATAGATGAAATGAAACGTAAATTCTTGACAAAAACAGCAAGAACTCAAGGTCATTCAATTATGGGATTCCGTGATGTATTTCGTCTTGTTCCAGCAACTGAACTTGCAGATATTGCAGATGTATTTAGTCGTAATGCAATTCTTACTTCAAATGAATGGCGTCAAATTATTGGTAGGAAACCTTCCAGTGATCCACGTGCTAATGAATTATCTAATAAGAATATGCCAACCGATGAAAAGCAACAAGATTTAAAATCACAATAAATTTAAATTAATAGGAGGAAGATATGAAAGACAAGATTAAATACGATTTCAGTGGCTATGCTACTAAAGTTGGTCTTAAGTGTTCTGATGGTCGTACCATTATGCATGATGCTTTTGCAGAGGCAGATGGTAAAAAAGTGCCATTAGTTTATCAACATTTACACAATGACCCTAAAAATATTTTGGGGCATGCTGTTTTAGAAAATAGAAAAGATGGTGTATACGCATATTGCTCTTTGAATGATACTGAGTCTGGTAAAACTGCCAAGGCTTTAATTCAGCATGGGGATATTACAGCATTAAGTATCTATGCTAACTCCCTGGTGCAAAAAGCGCAAAATGTTGTTCATGGAGTGATCCGTGAAGTATCTTTAGTTATTGCAGGGGCAAATCCTGAAGCATATATTGACAATCTAGCATTTGAACATGCTGATGGATCAATTGCTACTGATGAAACTGAAGCTGTTATTTGTGCTGGAGCTTTCTCCGATGATACAATCGAGTTTCCAGAGAGTGTTGCTAATACATTATCACATGCGGACAAAAAAGAACCGGAAGATACAGAAACTATTGGGGACATTTTTGAGACGCTTAACGATAAGCAGAAAACTGCAGTTTATGCAATGATGTCTCATGCTATCGGAGCATCGGAAGAAGATGCAGAGGAAGAAAAACCTGAAGACACTTCTAAAAAAACTGGGACAGATGCTAAAAAAGAAGAAACAATAAAACATTCTAATAATAAAGGAGACGATGTAATGAAGAAAAATATTTTTGATAATACAAACCAAGATGTAAAACATGGTGCCTTAACACGTGAAACACTTCGCGAAATTTTCAATGAAGCACGTCAATCACAATCAACTCTTAAAAATGCATTTCTTGTTCATGGATATACAAGTATTGCAGATGCATTTGCTGACTATGAAAACCAAGGTGCAGTTCTTGCTCATGCTGCAACATATGGCGTTGACAATATTGGGTACCTTTTCCCAGATGCAACTGCATCTTCAAGCACTCCAGCTTTCATCAAACGTGATACTGAATGGGTAGCAAAAGTTTTCGGTGCTGCAAAACATATACCTTTCTCTAGAATTAAAACAGTTGTTGCTGATATTACAGCTGAGGAAGCTAGGGCAAGAGGTTATATAACAGGAACTGAAAAAGTGGAAGAAGTTATAACATTATTAAAGAGAACAACAGACCCAACAACTGTGTATAAAAAACAGAAATTGGATCGTGATGATGTTATAGATATTACAGACTTTGATGTTGTAATATGGTTAAGAATGGAAATGAGAATGATGCTTGAAGAAGAAATTGCTAGAGCACAAATCGTTGGTGATGGTAGATTGTCATCTTCCGATTATAAAATCAAGGAAGATAAGATAAGACCAATTGCAACAGATGAATCAGTTTATACAGTAGAAGTTCAAATTCCTGCAACTGCAACCACTGCTGATACAATTGATAAAATTATATTAGGTCGTAAGCAATATAAAGGAACTGGAGCTCCTACTTTCTTTACTACTCCTGATGTGAATGGCGATATGCTACTCTTGAAGGATAGTACTGGTAGACGTCTTTACAACACTGAAGCAGATTTAGCAGCTGGACTTCGTGCAAAAGAAATTGTTGAAGTTCCTGTTATGGAAAATAAGGTTGTTGTTATCACGCCTGCAACTGCAGAAGTTACTGGCTCACAAAAGAGACTTATTGGTGTTTCTGTTAACATGAATGACTATTCCCTTGGTGCTGATAAAGGTGGAAATATTGCAATGTTTGACGATTTTGACATTGACTTCAACCAATACAAATATTTAATTGAGACAAGATGTTCCGGAGCATTAACAATTCCTCATTCTGCTATTGCTTATTGGAAACTTGAAGTTATTCCTAAGATTGTATAGGAATACCATTTAATTCAAAATGGAAGGAGATAGCCTATTATGGCTAAATTTTATGGTAAAATAGGCTATGCTCTCCCAACGGAGAAGGCCCTAGGTGTATGGGAGGATGTAATAACTGAATTAGATTATCGAGGTGATGTTATTCTTAACCAGGAACGATGGCAACCCACCGATCAGACGAATGATGATTTTAACCTTGATAACTCTATTTCAATTATAGCTGATGAATATGCCTATAAAAACTGCGGAAACATGAAGTATATTATTTGGGGGAGTACAGTATGGAAGATTCAATCTTTAAAAATTAATCGTCCACGTATGATTCTCCAGATTGGAGGGGTTTATAATGGCAAACGACCGACTTAGCCTCCATACAATTCTAACGAACATATCGGGAGTTAAAAAAGCGTATTTTCAGCCACCATCCTCAAAGATCTTAGAATACCCATGTATAGTTTATGAAAGAAGTGATGTGGATACTATATTTGCAAATAATAAGTCATACCGACACAAGAACCGTTATCTTATAAAAATAATAGACAG